GTGCTAGCTGAAAGTTAGAAACATGTAAGTTGACGTTAACTTATATGTTTGTGGGAGGAGGTTGCTATGATTTTAGAACCTTCTTCCCCTCATTTATAATCTGCTCTGCAGACTTAGAAATGTTACGGACAAATGTGAAATTAGTTATTTCCTTTGCCGCATATCTTACACACACATTCAGTAGGTGTAAGATAACCTTGGTTAAGGGATCCCCCATCAGGACCCCTTTCCTTAGGATTACAAACCTTTCCGTTTCGGAATGTTTGTATCCAATAGTGTTTAATATCCCTTTCGATGAAAACACTATTTTCCGTGGATTGTAACACGTTGCGTTTACAATTCCCCGAAGTATCCTTGGGATCCCACAGTGGATCATCCAAGCATTACTCAGAATTCTTCCGACTTTATGGTCGAAGGAGTCTGTTGCCTCTTCGTAATCCGTGCTGGATGCGAAGAGGGGTCGATATGTCTCTCTCATTGCGATTGAGTCCATTGATTCTTCTATGATCTCCTTTTCGTGGGGACCATAGACTAGTTCTTTAAGGTTATCAGTATGCATATCCTTAAAGAAATTCCATCCTTGGTTTGATCTTTTCATACCTGAGGAGGAACTGCTAATACCCTTACTCAAAGGGTACGCGCAGATCTTGCTTATTACATCTAGTACGATTTTTAAGCAAGCTCGGGCCTTGGTAACGGTTCTTCCCTTACCTGGTTCCTTGACCATTGTGACGTAAGCTACTTTCAGCTCGTCCAATGGCGTCGCCATCACATATTCTAGACATCGCCAGAATATGTATGTTGCCGGTCCGTCGTCCATGTTTATATGTTCGACGAACTTTCCAGTATCCAAGTCAATAATTTTGGCTGGGATACCTGTCACTCCGTTCAATAACAGATCTTGTATTGATTGGATTGTCCCGTACTCTTTCTTCAAATTTTCGAAAGTAGCAGAGGATGTTACAGTGATTTTCGCTTTCGTCGAAAGTCCTGTAAAATGATGTGGAGGTATATCAGATATCACTCTGGTAATTACCTCCTTGATGAACCTGTTCCTGATCGCCGAATCAGGGGCCGGTTCACTACTGACAGTCTTAAGGAATTTCACTTTAGACTGCAGTGTGACGATAGGCGGTGGCGTCCCGCAACCTCTCGTCTGTGAGATATAGTTTACAGATTCTATGTATTCTATATCATCATCGGTCTTTATT